TCGCCGCCTATGTGCTGACCAGCATTCCCGTCGTCGACGCGCTCACCCGGGCGGCGCAGCGCGGCGTCGTGGTGCGCGTCTATCGCGACGGCCGCGACGCGCGCCAGCCGCGCCGCCTCGCCGCGGCGATCGACCGGCTCGCGGCCGAGCTCAATGTCGAGATCAGATACAAGGGCCAGCCCGCGCCCTTCATGCACTTGAAAGCCTACAGCGTCGACGGCCGGCTGCTGCGCACGGGCGCCGGCAATTTCACGCATTCGGGGCTGCGCCGCCAGGACAACGATCTTCTCGTCGTCGACTGCGCCAGCGCGATAACGGCCTTTCAAAGGGCGTTCGAAACCATGTGGAGGCGGTGATGGCGAAGCTGCTCGTCGTCTATTGGGAGTGGGACGAGACGTCAGAGCACGCCGGCGCACGGTTCTGGGCCGCTCACAGCATCGACCTGGATGGCCGTCTCGTCGATTGGCCGAAGCGCGGGATGCGACCGATCGGCGCCGCGGAAGTCGAGGTGCGCGAGGGCGAAGGCCTGGAGCTCATCGAGCCCGTCCGCGCTGCGACAATCGCATGGAGGCCGGAGCGATGACGCAGCTGCTCCCGACTGGGGATCGTGGCCAGCCTTTTGAAATCCGCTATCGCAATATCGGGGACAAGATTGGCGTCGCCGACAAGATCGGCGCCTATCGCGTGCTCGGCTGGTCGAGCACTCTCAAGGGCGCGCGCCAGATGCGCGACACTTGGATCAGGGCCCCGGGCGTCGAGACAGTGTGGTTTGTCGACCGCAGAAGGAGCGCCGAGTAATGCTCTCGCTCGACGACTGCTCGCGGATGGAGCTGAAGCGCCTGGCGCGCTTCGCGACGCCGCGTCAGATCGCCGAGGCCAAGGCGCGCATCGCCCGCGAGGCGGCGGCGCGGGAGAACAGCGAGCGGCTCCTGCTCTCGGCCGAATCCGTCGCCGCCTGCCGCGCCGTGCGCGACCATTTCGAGCGCTTCGGCGCCGACGAGTCCTATCGCCGCCTGTTCGAGGCGGCCAAGCGCGCGGCGAGCCGCAGCGCCGCCGCCGATCTCCGCTGGCGGCGCTACGAGGCCGCGGCGCAGAGGCTGGAGCGCGCCGCCCGCAAGCTCGAGGGGGAGAGATGAAGGTGGGGGTCAGCGATCACGCGCTCGTGCGCTTCCTGGAGCGGGCCGGCGGCTTCGACATGGAGCAGCTGCGCGGCCAGATGCAGACGGCGCTGGAGCGCTCCGGCCAGGTCGCCGGCGCGCTGGGGCAGAAATACTACACGGTGAAGGCGGACGGCCTCGTCTTCGTCGTCATCGACGGCGTCTGCGTCACGGTGATGCGCAAGGGCGAGCGATCGTCCTATGTGGTGCGAGAGGAGCCGCGTCGGTGAGCGACTGGCCCTTCGGCGATCTTCGCCCCGGCTCCTACGACCTCATCCTGGCGGATGTGCCGTGGGAGTTCGAGACCTATTCGGCGCTCGGGGCGGAGAAGAGCCCGCAGGGCCATTATCGCTGCATGCCGCTCTCCGAGATCGCCGCGCTCGACGTGGGTCGGCTCGCGGCCCGGAACTGCTGGCTGCTGCATTGGGCGACGGCGCCGGGCTTGCCCGACGCGCAATATGTGATGCGCGCCTGGGGCTTCGTCTACAAGACGAGGGTGAATTGGCGCAAGACGACGGTGAACGGCGCCCTCGCCATGGGCTGCGGCTTTATCTCCCGATCGGCGGACGAGACGCTGCTGATCGGCGCGATCGGCGAGCCCTGGCTGGCGCAGCCTTTTGTCTCGCCCTTCGACGGCCTGCGCCGCGAGCATTCGCGCAAGCCAGAGGAATTCTACGCCATGGTCGACGCCTTCATGCCGGGCGCGCGGCGCTGCGAGCTGTTCGCGCGCACGCGGCGGCCGGGATGGGACCATGCGCTCTCCGACGAGCTCGACAAATTCGAGGCCGGCGCATGAGCGGCGCGCGCGCGAGCCATGCGACGCTGCCGATGATCCTGCGGCAGATCGCCGAGGAGTCCTCGCTCGAGGCGGCGCTCGCCCTCGCGGCGGCGAAGGGCGGCACTCGCGTCTATGTGCCGCGCCGATTGCCCGCCGGACATTGGCTGGTCGGCTGCATGGGACAGGCGGGCGCGGAGGCGCTGTGCCGGCTCTATGGCGGCGAGTCGATCGTGCTGCCGGCCGATCCGCGCAGAGGCCAGCGCGCGCGCGTGCGCGCCATCCGCCGCGGCATTGACGACGGCCTGTCCGCGGACGACATTGCCCTCGCCGCCAATGTGACGCGGCGGCAGATATTCTGGCACAAGGCGAGGATGCGTTCGCGCCCGGCCATCCGCCAGAAGGACCTCTTCGACGACTGACGGTGCAAGGTCGCACCCGGGCGAGCGAGACGGGTTTTCGGCAATTTCGGGATCGATGAACGCGACGCGATGCGTCTCGCTTCCGAGGCCGCCATGAACCCGATCAATCGCAAATATTTCTTCGACGCCGTTCGGCACGCTCCGTTCGGCGGCAGGCTCTCGCAGAGCCAGGTCGAGGGGATGAATTTCCTGCTCGACGTGCAGCAGAAGCATTTCCCGACGCTCGCCGACGACCACATCGCCTATGGCCTCGCGACCACCTATCACGAGTCCGGCGGCACGATGCGTCCGATCAAGGAGATCGGAGGCAATGCCTATTTCACGCGGATGTATGACATCAATGGCGCGCGGCCGGCGAAGGCGCGCGAGCTCGGCAACATCTATCCGGGCGACGGCGCGAGATACCCCGGCATGGGCTATGTGCAGAGCACGGGCCGCACGAACGCGCGCAAGGCGCGAGCCGTCATCAAGGAGGTGCTCGGAGTCGACGTGGACTTCGAGTCCGACCCGTCGAAGCTGATGGTCCCCGAATATGCGGCCGTGCTGCTGTGGTATGGGATGATCCACGGCACATGGACAGGCAAGGCCATCGGCGATTACATCGACGGCGACGGGGAGGAGGACGCCGGCGAGTTCAAGAATGCGCGGCGCGTCGTCAACGGCACGGACAGAGCCGAGCTGATCGCCGGCTACGCATCCAATTTCCTCCGCGCGCTCAAAGCCGGGCGCGCGGCGGCCGCCGCGGGGATAGTCGATGCGCCGGTCGAGCCGGACGGCAAATCGCTCGCGGCGAGCACGACGGCCCGCGCGACGGTCGTCGTCGCCGCCACTGGCGCGGCCGTCGTCGTCTCGGAGATCGCGCAGCGCGCGCCGACGGCGCTGGACGTGGCCGCGCAGTCGCCGGACATGCTCGCTCAGACGCTGCTCGCCACGCTCGGCCCCTGGGGCGGCGCTCTGGCGGTCATTCTCGGCGGTGCCGCCGTCGTGCTGAAAGAGCGGCGCAAGAAGGCCGTCGAGCTGGGGATTTGACGATGGATTGGCGCGAGCAGACCGGCTATCGCGGCGGCCCGCTGCGCAAGGCCTTGTGGTGGGGCGGCTATGTCGTGCTCGCCCTCTTCGGCCTCGCCGGCTGTATCTGCAACAGCCTGTGATCCGCGCCGGGCGGGACCCGGCAGAACAGACAGGAGTCCGTCATGGACAACACCAAGCCCTGGTATACCTCGCGAGGCGTGTGGGGCGGCGTCGTCGCCGTCGTCGCCTCCGGCATGCAGCTCGCCGGCTACGCTGTCACGCCGGCCGATCAAGCGGCGCTCGCGGAGGGCGCCGCTCAGCTCGGGGGGCTCGTCGTCAGCGGCGTGACGCTCGTCGGCGGCGCGATCTCGATCTGGGGCCGCATCCGCGCCACCCATGCGATCGGCGGCCGGTCCGCTCCGACGGCGTGACGCCGTCGCTCGCGACACTGGCGGGCCTCGGGGCGGCGGCGCTCGTCGCCGTCGCTCTCGGGCTCGCCGTGCTCTCGGCTCTGCGATCGGCGGGCCGGGACGCCGAGCGCGCGGAGGACGAGCGGCGCGACGCCGCCGCCGCGCGCAAGCAGCTCGACGACGCCCGCGCTGCGGAGGAGGTGAGACGTGAGACGGATCGCGGTGATTTTGGCGACGCTGTCGATCGGCTCTGACGCCCTGGCCATGGGCGGCCCGGTCTATATCGACTCGACCTGCGACCGCATGACGGAGGTTCCTTCCTCGGCGGCGCTCAAATCCTGGATCAAGCGGACCTGCCCTAGGGGCGAGGCCTCGCCCGATCCGATCTGCGCCGACTTCTCGCGCTTCGTGCGGGCGGTGAGCGCGAACAATCAGAACTGGCGGCAGGCCTGCGGGGGTGCGCGATGATGCGGCAGCGCGACGCGATTTCCCTGCTCGTAGACCTCCTGATCGGCGCGGCGCCGGCCTGGATCATCCTCGCCGCTCATCTGTCGCGGGGAGACCATTGATGGATTGGGGCACGGCGGCGCAATGGGCCGGCACGGGGACGGCGATCGTCATCGCGGTCTGGGGTGGGTTCCTCCGCCGCAACGACCAGGACGTGAAGGGCATGCAGTCCGATCTGCGCCGCCTCTTCGAGCGCATCGACGTGGCCGAGGTGCGCCTCGGCAAGATCGAGGTCGAGGTGGAGCATCTGCCCACCAAGAACGAGGTCCATGCGATCGACTCGAAGATTGTCGGCCTCGACGCGCGCGTCGTCGCGATGATCGACCGCGTCAACACGCTCATCAATCTCTACGAGCGCGCGCAGGATCGGCTGGCGGAGGCGGAGCGCAAATGAGCATGGACGGAATCATCCGCGAGCATGCGCGGCTCATCATCCTGCGCGATCTCGCCGAGCAGCCGGACGGCCGCTGGAACAGCGAGGCGCTGCGCGAGGACCTGGAATTGCGCTGGGCGATCACGAAGAGCCGGGACTGGGTCCACGACGAGCTGCAATGGCTGCGCGAGATGGGCGCGGTGACGATCCAGGAGGTCGGCAGCGTGCGCGTCGCGGAGATCACGCGCAAGGGCCTCGACCATGTCGAGCGGCGGCTCGTCATCTCGGGCGTCAAGCGGCCTTCGCCGCCGGAGGCGTGACGCCATGGCCGGGCGCGGGAGGCTGTCGTCGCTCGACCTCGTGCCCGAGGAGGGCCAGGAGGACATCCGCTGGGCCTATGCGCAGCTCAACGAGTGCAGGCGCACGGCGACGGATATTCTGTTCGAGCTGAACGATCGCCTCGAAGCCAAGGGCCTCGGCGACTACACGATCAGCAAGAGCGCCTTCAACCGCCGGTCGATGAAGATCAGCCGGGCCAATGATCGGATGGCGATGTCGAGGGCGATGTTCGAGGGAATCGCCGACCATCTGACGCCGGACAATATCGACAAGAGCAATGTGGCGCTGGGTGAGTTCATCAAGACGCTGATCTCCGAAATATTGTCCGAGCAGGAGGAGATGTCCGCGAAGGAGGCGATGGAGCTGTCGCGGGCGTTCCAATCGGTCGTCGCCGCGCAGAAGACGTCGAGCGCCCGTCGGACGCAGCTCGAGGCGGAGATCGAGGCCAAGACGAAGGCGGAACTCGAAGCCAAGACAAAGGAAGCCGCCGAGGCGATCGGCGCGGTCGCGCGCGAGGCTGGGCTGTCGGCCGAGCGGGTGGCGCAGATCCGGCGCGACGTTCTGGGAGTGCGGACGTGAGGACGAAAACCGTCTTCAAGGCCTCTTTCACAGGCGCGCAGTTCAAGACGCTCTGGGAGGAGGTGCAGGCCAATCTCGCGCGCCTCCGATCGTGCGGGCGGCATCGGTTCCCCCCTCTGACGGGCGAGTTTCCGAAGAAGTATCGCTGCGAGTTCTGCGGCGGCGAGGCCGGCGTCGACTATGTGACGGCCTACGCCGCCGGATTCAAAGCGGCGGGCGGCGATCCGAAAGATGTCTGCTCGAACATCGACGGAGAGGCGGCGTGACGACCGGGCGCGCGAGCTATGCGCGCATGGCCGTCGCGCTGGCGGCCTGCTCCTTCTGTCCCGGGAGCTGGGACAAGCGCTTCTCGCGCAACATGGCGGCGCTGGCCGAGCACGCGCCCGAAAAGGATTTCACGGAGCGCCAGCGCGTTCATCTCATCCGGTTGGTGCACAAATATCGACGACAGATCGACACCGCTGTCATCGAGCTCGCGCTGGACGAATCCATGACGGCCGCCGCCGTCGTGTCGCCGCAGGGAGTGCTGCTGTGACCGGCGAACGGCCCGTCCTCTCCCGTGACCCCGCCGGCCTGCCCGCGGAACTGCCGCGCGGCTCCGAGCTGCCGGAGGATCACGATCCGCTCGCCGCCGGCGTGCTGATGCAGCATCAGCTCGATTGGATCGAGGACGAGAGCGATCTGAAGCTCTGCGAGAAGGGACGGCGAACCGGCGTCACATACGCCGAGGCGCTCGACGACACGCTGCTCGCCGCGAAGAAGCGCTCCGAGGGCGGGCAGAACGTCTTCTACATCGGCGACACCAAGGACAAGGGCCGCGAGTTCGTCGGCTATGTGGCGCATTTCGCCAAGGTCGTCGCCGGCGAGCTGGCCCAGGTCGAGGAATTTCTCTTCGAGGACGAGCGCGAGGACGGCTCGTCGAAGTTCATCTCGGCGTTCCGCGTCCGCTTCGCCTCCGGCTGCCGAGTCGAGGCGCTGTCGTCGCGGCCGGAGAACATCCGCGGGCTGCAGGGCTTCGTCGTCATCGACGAGGCGGCGTTCCACAAGGATGTGCGAGAGGTGCTCGACTCGGTCAACTCGCTGCTGATCTGGGGCGGCAAGATCAGGATCATCTCGACCCACAATGGCGTGCTCAATCCGTTCAACGAGCTGATCCGCGAGGCGAAGGCCGGCAAGGTCGCCTACAGCTGCCATTTCATCCCCTTCGCGGCGGCCGTCGAGAATGGGCTCTATGAGCGCACCTGCCTCATTTCCGGCAAGACGCCGTCGCCGGAGGGCAAGATCGCCTGGGAGGCGCAGATACGCGGGTCCTATGGCTCGCGCACCTCGGCTATGAGCCAAGAGCTGGACGCGATCCCGGCCGAGGCGGAGGGCGCGGCGCTCACCCGCGTGCAGATCGAGGCCTGCATGGAGGACGGCGCGCCGATCGTGCGCTGGACGCTGCCGGACGAGTTCAAGAATCTGCCCGAGCATGTCCGCAAGGCGCAGGCGGATCAGTTCTGCGGCGAGCAGCTCGCCCCGATCCTCGAGACGCTCGATCGGAAACGGCCGCATTATCTCGGCCAGGACTTCGCGCGCTCGGGCGACGTGTCGGGAATCGTCGTCGCCGAGACGGACGCCATTCTGACGCGCCGCGTGAAGCTCATCGTCGAGATGCGCAATGTGCC